GAAAATTTTGGTGTGTGTTCTTCAAGGCTCCACGGTCGGAAAGCTTCTATTATTGTCCGACTAACTGAAGGATTAATACGGCCATTTTCAATGGGGAAATCAGGAAAAATACTGTTGTCGTGAAGTTTGATTTTTGTCGAATATTTTTTCATCTCAAACACCTCCTTCTAATTTTCCAAAAAACAAACGATTGGCGAAAGCGGCTGGTTGAGTTTTTGACTTCCTCAACCGCTCCCCGTCCCAGTCGTAGTTTGTGTAATCAAAACCATCCTCCAAGGCTTTGTAAGACTTGTACACATAAATAGTGGAGGGAGTCTTGACCCATCCTCTTTTGTGAAGCCTCTGAAGTCTAGATAAAATATCTTTCATAGACTTCGCCCTTTGGGGAAAACAACTGCTTTCTTGTCCAAACCATAATGCCATTTTTTTATCCTCGTTCTGTTAGTTGTATTGACATTATCGCATACATTGAAACTAATTGCAACAACTTTTTTCAAAGTTATTTTCTCCGCCTTCTTTTGTTTTGACGTTTTGGGGGTCTTCGGTTGGCCTCGTCTACTGCTTCATCTCCATACAACAATCTAGCTATCCACTCTATTAAAAAAAACATACGCACTCCTTTAATTTCAATTAAGTTGAATAAAGAGTATACGAGATTATGGGATAAAATCAAGACCAGTTGATAATTGTTTTGAATACGCTGTCAAAATCAAAGGGATGAAGTTGGTACACGGAGGGCGGTAATCTAACGCCTTCGCCCGATAACTCAATGGCATCTTTTGCATGATACAGATAAAGTTCGGCGGGATGACTTGTGCGTTGTTTGCGAATCAAAACCCAAGAACTGGTGTGCGAGTGTCGAGTTAGCCAAGCTATTTGATGTGGTCGTAAACCAACTTTAAATCCTGTGATGACTTTAAGTTCTATAAAATGAAATTGGCCGTTCTCATCACAGATTAAAACGTCTGGAATTCCTGGGGTTGCAACACTTTCAATTCTAGTGAAGAGCAGCTTCGTCGTCGAAGTCTTCGTCCATCGTTGAATCTGCTTCCAGAAGTCGCTCTCGCGTTTCGCCACTTTCTTTCTCTGGGGTGATGTTAATGGTCACTGGGGAATACTGTTGCTTCAAATCTTCCAAGGCTTTCTCAACTTCTTCTTTATTCATGCTATCGATTGATCCGTGCCGGATCTCACTTTTATTTATGTAGATGTCACCTTTCGCCTGACCTCGCCGGTATTCTGCTTGAACAGCCGCACTGTACGCACCGTTAGCAAGCGCCTGATCTCTAATGAGTTGCATATCTCTCAAGTGTCTCTGATAAGTGATACCGAATTTCTGGTCGAGTTCGTCACGATAGCTTTTGATAGCCGCACAAACATGAGGACTAATGTGGGGGTTTGTAAGTTCATAAGCTCTAGAGTGAGCCGACCCTGCGGGATAGCCCGCATTGATAGCGGCTTCTCTCAAAGTGATCTGCCCATCGTTGCTGACCAGTTCTTTGACAAACAGTTCTTGTCTTCGCGTCAGAGGGGATAGCTTGTGGGATTTCGGTCGCCCGCGCTGGGCTGGTACAGGATCAGATTTTTTAGGCTGGCGTTTTCTTGGCATAAGAATAGTTAACAAGAGTGAGTTTGAAGTATTCTACACAATACGTATATGGAATCAAATTATATAAAAATATTTTTCGGAAGTTTGGGCGCATTAACGCAGTTTTGCAAAAACCCTATTGATCATTTTTTAACCAACTTTTTTCACACTTAATGTAATACTTTAAGAAGTTACACATTTTAGAGACATATTACAAATATATGTAACCAATTATGTAACAAAAAAACTTTTATAAAACAGATACATATATAGTGGTTACACCAGTTACACCGGTTACAGGCTAATTTTACAAAAATATTTTTTTTTATTTTTGGCTCTATATAACGTAACGGCGTAACTTTGTACCCAATTAGTTAATCTACGTAAAGGCATTTGAGGACCATGCCTTTTTTAATCAGGACCCGTTCAAAAACAAAGTCGGCCATCCACTTGCATTCTTCCATCGTTGGATAAGATGAATGTAAGTAGACTTCGTTGAGATAAAATATATATAAGTTAACCACGGACGATGGCCTTCCGTAGCCAAACGTCATTCCTTTTCATGATGTCCAGTGCCGTGGACCGTGGTCTTTGGGCCGAGCCATGTAGTCTCTCAGCGTAGACGATGTGGTGATCGGTTACCCTTCTTTGGTTGTTGGTCACTTGCTTTCGTGATCTTCCATTTTTCGATCCAGCAATCTGCACAGATTTCACCTAAATGTTTGTCTTTTACTATGGCATCTTTGCCGCAGTTCCGGACACATTTTTTCATGGCTTTGCGCCTTTTTCAAGATCATTGGCTAGGTGTTGAATAGCTTGTGCAAAGTGGTTCGCGTAATCTTGTGTGACGCGAGTGACGGGTTTGCCGTTCGTGCTGTCGTTTGGATCGTCGCCTACGAAGCAGAACGCATCGATGATAAATTGAATCCTGTTAGCAATATTTTGTCGTTCGATAGTGCCGATAGTTTCTGACAGGTCCATCAGAATAGTTTGTATCGTTTCGTTCTTGTTCATACTTCATCTCCTTTACTTTTCACTTCTCTTTCACGATGCATCCACCCTAGTTTGGGGTTGCCTCGCACTTGATCTTTCACAAAAATCGTGTGGCAGTATCGTTGATGTTTGTCGCACCACCCGCACTTGACATACCGTGGGTTATTTGGATTATGATCTCGCTTGCAGTTGGTGACATCTGTGGGATAGCACCTGGTATGTCCATCTACCTTAAAAGCTTTACGGTTGTGAGCATTACTTTCTTTTTTCTCACTTGCTTTCACCACGGATGATTCTTTCGGCAAATAAATTGTTTTATAACAAGTTTCATCGCTTGGCTGCGTCACAACAGTGCCGCGTTTTTTTCGTTTACGGCTTGACTTCTGATTTACTGTCGAATGCTGATACTCGATGAGTCGAGAAAAGTTAAGCTGCGCTAGAAGTTTGTTGACAACGGCAATCGTAATGCCGAAGAAGTTGTCTTTAAAAACCAAGTTTTGAACTTTTGGATCGTGAGCCACTGTGACGCTCGGTATTTTCATTGTTTTTTGCGACAAAACAAAACCTTTATTACTCATGTTTTTTGACTTAACTGGCAAACCATACAACATATGTTGCAAAGCTGATTTGTTGTTCCCTTTTTTGTACCCGAACCAATTCTTAAACTGTTCGTCATCGACATGATTTACATCAAGTTGGGGTGCGATTGTGATGCCGCAATCCGGCACATAAAAAGGTTTTGGTTCAGGAAAGGGAAAAGTGTTCGTTTGTGACGCAACCAGTTTTTCGTTTGCTTGAGCAACAAAAAAATATGTTATGCCACCACTGATTGGCTTTTTGGTATTCAAAATATAAAAAGGAAAATCCCTAATTACTAATACGCCAATCTTTTCAATCTGATAACCGTCAATCGTGCAAAAATTGCCAATTCTTTCAAATTGCTCTAAAGGCGGCTTCTCTACGATCTGCGGAAGGTCTTGCCATTCGCGACTTGCATCCCGCCATAGGTTTCTTAGTAAAAAGTTCATCGGTTTTACCGGAAGCTCTAGCCACATATTGCCGTAAGGCATGTGCTGACCCCATTGAAATTCGCCAAGTGTGTCAACGGCATCCTCTAATATTAAGTTAGCATCAAACATGGGCGTTTCGCTGTCTATTTCGCTATCCAGTTTACTTACACATTCGCCACAGCAGACCAAACATTTTTTCATAATGTCCCGTGTCGCTTGTTTCACCATGTCTTCTCTAACAAAATATTTTTCGGTAGCGTTAAAATAGTTTCGCATCCGATCAAGATGCCTTTCGGTCTGCCGTTTTCCGACTTTGGTGTCGATTGACTTTGGAAAAACTTCTTGAAGAACAGGAAACACTTGATTTTTGCGAAACAATATTTTAGCTGCGTCAAGTATCTCGCCGTCGTCCTCGTGATTTTCAAAGCCCATTTTTATCTCGCTTAAAATCAACGGAAGTAAATGTCATCTCGTTCTTCAAATCAGCTATCAATTTATTAGCTTCTTTAAAGTCGTCGCCAAACAGATGACCGGAAAAATCATGGGCCATGTCAAGACACTCCCTACGCTTTTCATAATCCGGTGCGGTCATCGCAAGACGCATTGCAACGACATACGCTTCAAAGGGGGTACTAATCTTCTGCATTTTCAATCTCCTCTTTCCATTTGTCCGCCACCTTCCACACACGATATTTGTTTTTACCAATCGTTTCTGTGCGGGGGTGAAAGCCTTTAGTTAAACGGATGGCGCTACGAAATTTGTCTCTATCATTCCAAGTTTTGACCTCAACCGAGTCGCCATCTTTCATTTGATCCACAATCCATCCGGCACTACCCCGCCGCCGTCCACGAGTATTTGGTGGCGGCGGAATGTCCGTATCGATTTTAATGGGTTTTTTGCGGGTCATAGCCTTCCTCCTGACATTCTTGACAACGAGGCGGATACATAGGGTCCGCCGTCCAGATCGCAGCAAGAACAAGCACCGCGACAAGGGAAGCGGGTTGATCATCTCGTATGACTAACTCACTACCATTGTCGTGCGCGAACCAAACTAAACGATCTTCAAAGCAAACAACCATCGTTTCCGAATCGGGGTCTTTTTCTTTAGAAAGCTGCTGGATGCAAAAACCTATTTCCCCAGTTTCTCTATCAGTCAAATAGCCTGGGGAATAGTCGTTAACCTCCAAGCCCGCTAAATCAAGGCCCGCGATAACGTGCCTCTCAAATATCGTAGCGTTTTTTCCTAATGTTTTTTCCATGTTTTCTCCTTTAGTGACTCATTATTGAACCACTTGTTGCCAATAATATAGGAGTATATACGACAATGTCAAATAAAATAGACAAAAAAATGCCCCGCTGGAGAACGGGGCTAATTTTCAACTAACAGATTTTAAAAAGGGGATAAAATATGCAAGCGCATCATAGCTTGACACAATTTAAGATGCAACCTTTTCTTTTTCTTTGCGGGTTGCGGTGTAAAGTTCTTGAACTTTTCGTAGCTGGCCACTAATTGTGCGGCCTTCCCGTTTTGCATCCCGTTTGATTTGCTCATACGTCTTAACCGGCACTAAAATTGACTTCCACTTCGTGGTATCCATGTGATATCTCCCATACTTGTCGGGAGTATATAAGAGTTTATAGAAAAAGTCAAAAAAAACCCCGCTGTAACGGGGTTTCAATCATTACATGAAATCATAAAAGGAAATGTACTATGTTCGTACTCGCCCAGAAGAACATGTTTGGCTATCGTTGTCAACTATTTCGCTTCGCCCCATGACGCGCCGATCTCGACATCACACAAGCTAGGCACTTCTAACGGCACGGCTTCAGTCATAATCTTAGCTATACTCTCTGCCTCTTCTCTATTTTTCACCGACATCGCTATCTCATCATGCACTTGTAACATCGGTAACTTACCCTCTTTATGGATGTCAATCATCGCCTTCTTCGTCATGTCCGCTGCTGACGCTTGTATAAGCCGATTCAACGCTTTGTAAGTAAACGCCCGTTTCAACCGCGTCGTTTCACCGTATTCTTTGACCGCGTCACGATAAGGCATGGCCTTGCTCATACCGAATGTATCTGGCTCCCATAAGTCAAACCGGCACTTACGTCCCAATATGCTTCTGATTGATCCACTCGCTGCACGATCATTCAATCTGTTCTGAACACCCTGCATCAAACCTTTGACAAACGGCACACGATCATGGTATTGCTTCACCAGATCCTTGGCCTCATCCACAGGGATGTCTAATTGCTCTGAGAGCTTGTTTACGCCCATCCCGTACATCATGCCCAGATTGATGGTTTTCGCCTGTTTACGATTGATTTTGGCCATCTCAGCGACCATCGTGTGAAAGTCTGTCGTTGGATCATTGCAGTACCCGTCAACAAACTCTTGCACACCCTCCAATGGTATGCCACGCGACTGCCCATAAATGTGAGCGTAGTGGACCAAGATCCGTGGTTCTTGCTGCGAGAAATCAATTGCTGCCCACTGCTCACCTTCTTCCGGTAAAAACAAACTGCGGATCATCGGCCCCAGCTTCGGATCGCGGGCCGGTATCTGTTGAAGATTAGGGTTGTTCATACTAAACCGACCTGATACGGTCCCACCGTCATCACTTCGGATTTGGTTAATATGAGCATGAATGCGGCCATCTGTGTGCGTGTAACGCATGATGGTATCGATGAAAGTTCCGGAAGTCTTATTCAGATTCCGAGCTTCCAAGATGAGTTGAGCGAGATCGCTTGGATGCTCTTGAAGCCAGAGCTTTGTGAAACTGGGCGCTTGTGTTTTCTCGGTCTTTGGGTATGCAATCCCGATCTTATCGAACGCCTTGGCGATACTTGCAGCGGCCCAGATTTCGACGTTCTGCCCGCTAATTTTCTTGATTTGTTTGTGGACTGCTTTTTCCCTTTTGAGGATTTCATCTCGCGTCCGCTCGACGCGGTCACTGTCGATCCGGATACCGCGCATTGTCATCTCGACGAGAATTGGCAAGAGGTCCAGTTCCAGATTAGCAATCTCCCAGAGTTCTTCTTTTCCAAGCTGGACTTTGAAGTATTGCCAGAGTTCAAGAGTGAGAGCAGCGTCAGTTTCAGCGTAAGGTCCCACATACATCGACGGCAGTTTCCACATCTCTGCCTTTGGATCGACACCAAACTCCTTTGCTGCGACGACTAGGTCTTTTTCACTTTTTGTTTTGTTAAGATAATCGTAGGCACACGCATTGAGACTGTAGCTGAATCTATTTTCATCTAGCAAACTGGCAATCAACATCGTGTCGATTATTCTGCCGTTCACTTCAAAGCCGCTTGCGCGTAACCAACCCAAGTCATATTGAGCGTTGTGCATTACTTTTTCACACGGCAATGCTAACAATTTCTTCATCCAGTTGTTGACGATCCGTTTGTCAATATTGCCGCCCCCAAGATGAGCGATTGGAATATAGCCGGTCCAGTCGTCGGTTGCCACCGCATAGCCACATATCTCGCCATCTTGTGTTGCCCACCCAGGTCCCTTGCTTTTTATGTGCGGGTCACGGGTTTCCAAGTCGATAGCAATCCGTTTAGCGCCCGACAGGTCGGGCAACTCAAGCGGTGGACACCATTCTGTTTTTGGCGGGAACATCGCCATCTGAAGCGTCATTTGTTTCTAAACGCTACGAGTTGTTAGGTTTGACATATTACTTCTCCATCAGTTACAACTACGACTCTAGCTCCACAAGATAAAATGGGTTTATCTGTAGTGCTTGAAATTACTTCACATTCCCCCAGTATTTTTACACTGTGACAATATGTATTTTTCTTTCCCTGCTTTACAGTTATAACAGGTTCTTTAAGTTTTTTCTTTAAATTCGATCTAATTTTATGTTGATTGACATGAATATAAGTTTTCACTTTAATTTTCTCAACCGGTCTAATTCAGCGTCGATATAATACTTGATTTTTTTGGCATCGCGTATCTGGTTGGAGTGACTGGCTTGTCCGTATCGATAACATGCACGGAATATCTCACCGATCTGGGCATTCATGTTTTTGTGCGATATCAAATGTTGAAGCTCTGTCGCCTCTTCCGGCAGTTCATAGTAGGAAGCCGTGCTGCCATCGCTTGTCACAACCTTGCGTTTGGCAACGCGACCTTCGGCGGTGTCATTCATCTCATTCTCCCATTTCTTCAATCAGACTTAGTTCTTCATCATTCAACTTAAAATAAAAGGCGGGCGTTTCCGGCCCCATGCCCGCGCCAATAATATTAAATTCAAAAAACTCAACGGCTTCTTTATAATCCATCTCGTCTCTTTCCATCAGAATCTCAATCACTTTGTCTTCGTCATACAAAATTACGTCCGGTCTACCAAACTGTCGGCAAATCCCCGCTATGGCTTTGTCAAGTCCATCCGCTCGTAACATCATTCACCCCACACTTTGGTTTTAGTTCCTCCGAAATATTTGACAGCATGTCCTTCGTTGATCAAAATTTCACAAATGCTCTCACCTGTAGTGCCGTCTTCATTGATGACATATGGAATAGCCAAAGACCGGCCATATTTGTCAAGGAAATGACTGATAAAACGTATTTTATTGGCGCAAAGTTCTTTGACTCTCGCTGTTGCTTTTAAGCCCAGTTCTTTTTCTTTCAGATTTCGGGTTCTTTTTTCTGGCGTATCAATGCCGCTGAATCGCAGTTTTAGATTTTTTTTCCATAATCCAAAGCCCAAGTCGCAATTAACGATGACTGTGTCTCCGTCCACGACTCTTACGATCTCTCCTTCGTAATAATATAAATGCCCATTCCTATTCATAGTTGGTAACTCCTGTTGTGGTCTTCTGGTTCGACTAAATATAAATTTTGCAAGGTCCTGGTAACTGCAACGTAGAAAACTCGGTGCATGTCATCTGGATTAATACTCATCTGTTCATCTGCTGCTGGCGAAAGGTCCGTGAACACTACCACGTTTTCCGCTTCCCCGCCCTTTGCACCGTGGATCGTGGACACCGTTATGCGAGGCACGGCAGAAAACTTTTCGCCTCTTCGTAGCATAGCAATAATGTAAGCCCTCTCAGATTCGGGCAGTCTGTCCATCGCTTCGTGCCAAATCATGTCTTTTGTTGCGACCAAACCGTGATCAGCTTGCAACTGCTCAAGTGTGACCATGTCCTCGTCGTCCAAAGCCGGTAATTTTTTAAAACCGCGAAGCACTCTGGTCTTCAATGACATAAAGCTATATATCTTTCGTGACACCGCACCGGAAATCGCTCTACCTTTTCTAAGATCCTCCCAACCAATCACAGCCTGACTGATCTTTTCGCTGATGCT